AATATTATACGGATGGCCGCTTTTGGATTTTGAATTTTGAATTTCTTTAAACTATTTACAATAGTGCCATTTAGGTCCTCACATATAAATAAGGACCCATTCCCCGATTGCATAGGGAAGTTTGAGAGGACCCGTTTGACCAAGTCAAATGCCTCAACCAAAAAAATTTATAATAAATGCAAGGAATTATTTCCTCACATATCCACACTGCTCCCTGACCAAAGAAGAAACACTTTCCCAAATTTTAGCCCTAGCAACACCTATTAATAAATTATTCATAAGAATCTGCAGAGAGTTACACGAAGATGGGTCTCCTCACCTGCATGTGCTCATCCAATTTGAAGGCAAATACAAATGCCAAAACAAAAGATTCTTCGATCTCACATCCCCAACCAGGTCAGCACATTTCCATCCGAACATTCAGGCAGCTAAAAGCTCAACAGATGTCAAGTCCTACATGGACAAAGACGGAGACGTGCTTGATCATGGAGTTTTCCAGATCGATGGAAGATCGGCTAGAGGAGGTTGCCAATCTGCCAACGACGCATATGCCGAGGCAATCAATTCAGGGTCCAAAGCTTCGGCCCTCAGTATACTAAGGGAGAAAGCTCCTAAAGATTATGTTTTACAGTATCATAATTTAAATAATAATTTAGATAAGATTTTTACACCTCCGATGGAGGTTTATGTTTCGCCTTTTTCTTCTTCTTCGTTTGATCGAGTTCCGGAGGAACTCGAAGAGTGGGCTGCAGAGAACGTTGTCAGTTCTGCGCGGCCATTAAGACCGATAAGTATAGTTATCGAAGGAGATAGCCGGACGGGGAAGACAATGTGGGCCAGGTCATTAGGACCCCATAATTATTTGTGTGGTCATCTTGATTTAAGTCCAAAGGTATACAATAATGATGCCTGGTACAACGTCATTGATGACGTCGATCCGCACTATCTAAAACATTTTAAAGAATTCATGGGGGCCCAAAGGGACTGGCAATCAAATACCAAGTACGGAAAGCCGGTTCAAATTAAAGGTGGCATTCCCGCTATCTTCCTGTGCAATCCAGGGCCCAATTCCAGCTATAAAGAGTACCTAGACGAGGAAAAGAACACAGCATTAAAGTCGTGGGCAATAAAGAATGCAATCTTCGTCAGCATCACCGAACCAATGTACTCAGGTACCCATCAAAGTCCAGCACAGGATAGCCAAGAAGAAAATAACCAGGAGACGGAGGATTGACCTTCCCTGTGGTTGTTCTTATTTCAGCTCACTTAACTGCGCCAACCATGGATTCACGCACAGGGGAACTCATCACTGCCACTCAGGCAGAGAATGGCGTTTTTATCTGGGAGATAACAAATCCCCTGTATTTCAAGATAACGGAACTACAAAACAGGCCCTTCCTGTCGAACAACGACATAGTGAAGGTCAGGATCCAATTCAACTACAACCTGAGGAAAGCACTGGGGATGCACCAATGTTTTCTGGACTTCCGGATATGGACGAACTCACACCTTCAGACTGGTCGTTTCTTAAGAGTATTTAGGACACAAGTTTTGAAGTTTCTCAATAATTTGGGTGTAATTAGTTTGAATAATGTAATTAGAGCAGTGAATTATGTATTATGGGACGCATTAACGCAAACAACATTTGTACAAAGTTCTCATGTAATAAAATTTAATCTTTATTAATTCGTGACTGAGTCATAGAAATAACTCCTCACTTTCAAAGTAGCATACACGGGATTAGAGGCATGCGTACATGCCATATACAACAACAGAGCATTTTCAGTATGGTTCTCGTACTTCCCAGCTTCCTGGTGATTATACACTACGTAATTATTAACACGATAAAATCTTCTAATTATCGCCTGTTCCTTAGCTGCATATTGTCCACCAGTGACCGTTGCCTGAAACCTGCGTATCACTTGGTAACGATCGCGCTGATCGTTCTTAACAGTAGCGGTAGACGGCTCGTTATCATAAACATTAAAGACCTGCTGAAAATCACTAGGGGTGCCACTAGGACGTCTATCCCTCACTATCCAGAACATAACGGTGTTAGTGTGGTTCTTCACCTTGATGTTTTCATCCATCCAAATCTTGCCAACAAAATACAGTGACTTAACGCAGAAACGTTTACCAACACGATGGGTCAAACCCACTCCCCTTGTAACATCAGACAGACATATGACCTTACCCATGTGACCGATATCATTCTTTGCATCGAAAGATTGGACCTTACACGGACCCTCACAGCCTCGTGGAACATCAGGGCTTCTGAACATCCTGTACATCCTGGGCTTTCGATACATGGGCCGATTGACCCATGATTTCCTTTTGTTTGTGACGAGGACAGTGGGGGCAGCAGCACGGCTGGTATAAGGGCTGTCGAAGTTCAACCGGCGACGCACCTTGGATGCGGGAGTGGAAATGACTATATCTGCGGGACGCTTCGACATAATCTCGAGCACGAACAACTAAAATTAAATCACGAATTAAATCGTACCCTAACGTATCCGGAGAGTATGTATTTTCTACCAACTGCAAATACTTAATGGCGAGCATACACCTGAAACCATGTACGGTTTCTGGGAACTCGTTTAACAATGGATCCCACATGTTTAAAATGACTCCTTGGGGCCGAAGTTATATACAGGACCACATAATAATTAAGCTTTGAGGCGCGGTCATGATTGGACATTACTGAGTGGGGGGGACCACTTTAAAAAATTGGGGGGCCTTCCGGT